AAGCCGCGGTCGACCAAGCGAGGTGCGAGGACGAGCAAGCGAGGCCGCAGGCCGCGCCGCTATCCGCGTACCCGCCCCACAGACACAGCTGTCCAGTGGCGCTGTTGTAGTTGTAATCCGTCCAGTATGAATCGGATCCGCCGCTGAGCGTCTTCGCGATCAGGTCGAAGTATTCGCCGAGCTCCATCTTCGAGGTGTAGCCGGATGTGGTGAGTCGGGTCTTCTGGCGGAAGGTTCCTTCCGGATGGGAAGCGAGTTCTGCGGCAGAAGGCATCCGGTTTCCTTCATATATGAAGATCTCGGTACCGTCCTGGCCGGCGTTGTTCGAGTTGCCATAGAAGATACCCTGGATCATCTCCCATTGCCATCCCCAGGCATCCTCGATACCGAAGAGATTCACGCGGGAAGCATTCGTAGTGGATGTATTCCCGTTGGTGACGGTGATGTCAATCTTTCCGGTCTCATCGCCGAGGGCCGCAGTTGCACCGGTCAGTAGGTTCTGAGCGGCCGACCAGACATCGACCGAAGTTGAACCACATACGCCATATCCGACCTTCGTCTGAGCGTTCGGGCATCCGAATTCGGATAGAAGCAGCATCATCATATATAGACGATGCGTGTAATCCGTCAGACCGAATCTGTCACCGTTCACCTGAGCGGCAGTCCAGAATGACTCGATTGTTCTCGCGCCGGCCGGAGCTACGCCGCCGCGGCTGACCAGAGCAGATCCAGACATCGAGGCCTTGTATGCACCGAAGGTCGTGTGCTCGTCATCGATAACATGGCCGCCAATCGGAAGCTGCGACATCCAAAGGATCGGGATGTTGTTGACGGCATCCGTCTGCACCAGGTAGTACAGGGAGGGGCCGTGAAACATGATATGGCCTTTCGTCTGATCAACGGCGGTACCATCGGCGAATAGAGCGGAATTCGTTCTGGACAGTTTCGCCGCTTTGCCGGAATTGTGAAGGAAGTAGCGGCCGATGTGGCTCTTGTATTCTTCCCACATCAGACGGTTGCCGACTACGCCCCAATTGGTGTTTGAGGTCTCCTTCAGGGGCACGCCCCAGGCTACCTGGCGCAGCAGCTCCGTCTCATTCTCATTGATTGCATCCATCAATTTGTCGAGGGTGATGCGGCGTACAGCTCCGTCGATTTCAACCAATACGGAATTGCTCCGGAGCATCGAATTCACACTTTCTGCTTGTGCTAAAGGTTTGTTTGCCATAATAGTATTTGATTAAGTTAATGAGTCGAAATTCACGGTAACGAGCACTTCTACATCGTGCAGGGATCCATCCTGCTTGTCAGTGTGCGCGGTAGTGACGGTGATCGTTGTCGCGGTCGCGGTGGCCAGCTGCTGCCAGGTGTCACCGTCCATGATCTGCCAGGAATAGGACGGATTCACGATCGAAGAGGTGATATCCGATCCGTCGGAGGCCTTGACGATGCGGGCTGCTACGGTGACAGGCTTACCGGTATCCACTTCCTTGTTGGCGGAAGAGATATAGGGAACGATGATGATCTCATCCAGGGTGTCGATCAAGGAGATGGCCGCCCGATATACATAGTTCGTGTCGCTGGAAGAGAGATAGAATTCGGCGATGATCAGCGCGGATCCATCGATATCGGAGCGCTGGACGGTGATCTGCGACTGTCCAGCCTTCGCCTGCCACTCGGTGTTGCCCTTATACCATTTCACATAGAAGGAATTCACGCCGGCCGTTGCAAGCCAAAGCTCCGCCTTCAGGGTCGCGGATGTGACCGTGGAGTTCAGCTGCGTAGTCGATGCCGTGATGAAACCGAAATAGGATGATGCGCCGGCTGACTGGATCTGCACATCGATGGATTTCTCCAGGTTGTAGGCGATGCCGCCGACCGTAGCGACACAGCTGTATTCCAGGGTGTCATTGGCGGTATTCGAAGAGGAAGCCAGGTTGCCGATAATCTTCAGGGCACCGGTCGTTGTGTTGATGGCGAATTTCCCAGTCGAATCCGCCGTATATCCTCCGGAAGTAGCTCCGTTGAAGTTCAACTGAGTACCGTTGTATTTCCAGGCGTGCGATGCCAGGGATACGGTGTTGTTGCGGGTTGTTCCGACATTCGGTGTGATCACCGGCTGATTGGCGGCCACAGTCCAGTCCGGGGATACGGCTCCCGTCTGGGTGTCGACAGCCTGGAAGAGCGGCTTATCGCCGAGCTCCAGTGTGAGATAGATTGTGTCTCCATTCCGGAGGCGCTTGATAGCGATGCTACCCTGTGCACTGTAGTTACTCATAGTCTTTTATCTTTTTCATAATTTGATCATCGGTATAGACGGTGCCGCCAATGGCGGCCGCCTTCGTCCTGAGCGTGCGATGTTTCGCAAGGGCTGCGCAGCTGCTGACTTCTTTCTCATTCAGGATGACGGATTCTCCTTTCACCCTATGCCCTACCAGGTTGATTCCGGCCTGGATAGACTTTGTTCGATTGGCAATGATGTAGTTCATGGCTTAGTTGAATATCAGTTCGTTCCCATTCTCATCCACGAAGGTGTCTCCGTTCGCGTCAACTGCAGTGCGGTAGATACCCTTCTGGATTGCCTCCGTCCAGACTTCCATCCAGTCATCGTTCGCGGTCGATCCGATGCCGGTATCCGGAACATTGAAGATAGTCTCAGCGCCTTCGTTGTGCTGCTGTGATGTGATCGTAGCCGTATCCGTATACCAGGTGATCTTGATGATGGAGGACGGGCATTCCACGATCTTCCCTTCGCAGTGTACCTGTGCAACATCATAGCGTTCGCGTTGTGTGGGAAGAATACCGGTTTCGTTCGTGGGTTCACAGCTGAAGGCTGGATATACTCTCTCGACAGAGAACTGGATCTTGGCCAGTTCAGTGGCTCCGCTGAATGCTTTGATCAGGAAGTTGTCTTTTTCGATCATGCGAAGGTCGAGTACGATGGCCGATGTGGAAATGGATACGATTTCAGCGCCGGCGGATAGCTCCGTCAGGGAGTTGACATTGTTGATTCGGTAGAGCTTGACGGTATAGCCGGATGTCAGTTTCGTGCCGCCTTTGAAGAGTTCGATGGGGATTGTGCGCTGATACTGATTGCCATCCGAAGCGGCGGCCAGCTCGGCGGCCGTCGGAGTGATTCCGTGCGAAGTTTTCCATTCGATGCGATGCTGGATATCCAGGAATGGATTGTAGAAGATTCGCTGAGTCTCGCCGATGGAGAGTCCGTATGTGTCTTCGGAGGCATCGACGGTAGAGAGAACGATGGGATCCGTTTTGATCGACACGGTCACGCCGAGACGGTTATCCACCAGGTCAGCTTCGAAATGCAGGGAGATCCTTTCGGACGGAAGCACATTCCGGTAGATAGTCAGGGTTCCGCGTTCATATCCCACCTGGTTGATGGAATAGAGGCCGCTCCAGTCAGGCAGTGTGGATATGTCGGTGCCATTGGCTTTCCATACCATATTGGCGAGCCTTGCATTCGCGTGCGGATCCGCAATTGATCCGTCGTTCGCATTGGCGATGATATCCGGTCGCAGCAAGGTCGGTGTGACGAGCCGATTCGGCTCATAGGTCATATTTGCCGCGTTGAATACCTGCGTGACGGGGCTGTATGCCGTCAGGCAGGATAGGGATACCGATGTAGTCAGAGGCGCAAAGTCCTTCCTGATTCGTTTTCTTCCAGTTTCCATATTGTGTGATTATATTACCAGGTTGAATGCGGCCCTGTCTCCGGAGGGCAGGGTAGCGGTGATAGTGAAGAGGATGGATACGATGTTCGCATTCGAGCCGAGATCGTTGTCGTTCTGTTTGAAAGCGATGTCTATCTCGCCGGCGAAGTTCTGCACCTTCGGCTTCAGCAGCCAGGCCGCATCATCGGCCGCATCTCCGCTGTCACGGACGATCGACCAGCTGCTGACCTGTTCCGTCAGATCTTCATAGTATCCTTTCCATAGCCGGGCTGATACATGAAGCTGCTCGCCCCACGCCAGGAATGAATCACCGTTGGTGTCGATGTCCAGACGCAGCGGCGCCTGCTCGAACTGCTCGATTGTACCTGACATATAGATGTTGTTCAGGTACGCAGAATAGCCGCTCATCTGCATTCCGAAGACATCAAGGTTCGATAGGTCTCCGAACTGTGCCGCGACCATCGATTCGGTGAATTCCCAGTCGTTCACGCCCTTCAGGAAGCGCTCATAGGTTCTGGTCGAATAGCGGCTCACCTGCCGATCCGGATCCGTGAAGTTCCCGTATGCGGCGAAGTGCATAGCCTGGCACGGGTGATTGAGCGAGTTCCAGGAAGCGGATAAGCCGCGGAGGGCATAGCGGAAACGCCGGTGTCTGGCATCCAGGATTTCCGTCACGCGGAAATACACCGAGAAGAACCCGGCGAAGCGGAAATTCCCTTTCGAATCGTCATAGTCAGCGGCCGCATTGTTTGCCAGCGTCATTCCGTCGTGGAAGATGCCGTGGCAGATGTCATCCTCTTCGACCGTACCGATCTCACCATCTTCCAGGTGCAGTGTGATGATACCCGTCATCAGTGGATCTCCAGATGCGTCAAGATCTACTGATACATCCTCGATGATACCGCCGCCCGGTGTGCGCCAGTAGTTCCCGATCTCGACTTCTACCCGGTTGTAGCGGTATTCCGGCGCTTCCAGGAATTCCCGCAGCACCAGGGATCGGAGCTCTGCATCGCCGTTGCCGGTGATGTTTCCGCCAACTCCGCCGGCCATTCCAGGAATGAATGTATTGCCGATCTGCAGACCATCCAGAAAACTGATCTTGCCGGCCGCCGAATCCTGAATGTCTTTCCGGAGATACTTCGACAAATCTGCTTTGCGAGCAAGCGCATTTCCCTGATAAGCAAGATCTCCATCATCATCAGAGAGATCGTCCAGCAGCTGCTTGTTGTCGTGGCTATGAGCCTGGATCCCGACAGAGGATGAATTGATGACATTCATCATCCATTCCCGGATGGCACCCAGAGAGGTTTTGTTCCAGCTTTCAGAATACGGGGACTGAACCAGGAATAGGATGGAATCCTCCAGCGTCGCTTCCGGATAATCAGATAGCCGGAGTCTCAAAAAAAAAAGATCGCCGGAGGGAGATGGCACTTGAATGACAGGAAGCGGCCCTGGCGTTCGGCTCAGCTTCATCAATCGCCCATCCTGAGACAGCGCGAAGGAGAATGTGCAGGCGTGAAGGGAATCCTTGTCATTCATCTTCACGGAAGAAGTGTCGAGCACGATGGCTTCAGCATTCCCATCCATCACCGTCCATCGCCGGTTCGATGCCAGGAATTCCCAGAGCCATTTCGTGCTGGTCATTCCCATATATCCGGTGTTCTGTTCCCATTTCCTTGCAAAGTCCGATGTGATATCCTCGATGACATCGGATTTCTCAGCCTGTTCGTACTGAATCTCAGGGCATAGCGTCAACGCACCGTGGAAAGTGAATGTGTCGATTCCGCCGAGGGAGTTCACGGCCAGGTAGTAGTGCTCATCGCCGACTTCCGGGCTGTAGATGTACCGTTGTGTATAGCTCAGCTGTACGCCGTTTCCATCGACCGTGTACAGATCCACAATGCCATAGAGGTCGGATGTGGTTTCACCGGAAAGGGTGAATAGCTTGCTCATTGATGTGGCGAAGCTCACCGGATAGGATGTGTCACCTTCGCCGATGGTGATGATCTTTGTTGATCCGTCTTTCTTGTAGAACTTTGCCTTCAGGCTCCAGGCGGCCGGGTTGTAGTATGTCAGGTATTCCGGGCTGTCGTAGCTCACCTGCTTCGTCTGAGGCTGCCAGGTCATCAGGTTCGCGGTAAGGAATTCCAGCGCCGTCTCTGTGAGGTCGCGCACGCCGGCATTCACTACGGCGAATGTCGCGACGGTCGTACCGTCCAGCTGGGCGATGAATGAAGCGCGGGCTTTCGACTGAACGAAGCGGTCTGCCGAAGGAAGTTCTGTCTCCAGGTGATGGCTGATCACTTCGCGGATGTCAATTTCAACCCTAACCGCTGCATCAGGATAGTAAGTTTCCGATAGCAGGGTAACGGGTACCGGAACACCGGATTCCTGTTTCTTCAGCACGAAGGTCACTTCATCGGAAGATGAGAAGATGAAGCTCTTCATATTCCGAAGCAGCGAGAGGGAATCCGGGGTCTGAATCACTGTTGCCATAGCGCAAAATTACGACGGGATGGATGAAAACATTAGGACATCAGAGCGGCACCGAATCATACCAGACATCGACATCTTCCGTGGCCACTGGCACTTTCGTAGGAGTGCGCGGGTTGCCGCCATAGTAGAAGAGATCAACCGTTCGGCGGATGATGGCGCTCTGCTGATCGGCCGCTGTCGGGGCCAGCAGGAAGATATCCTTATTACCGGCCGAATAGTCATCATTGTATTCGGCATAGACGGTCTGGCCGGTCTGCGCTGAATAGGATTGTTTTAGCGCATCAATCTCCGAAGTGTTTTCCTGCCACTTATACTGAGGCTCCGGCAGGGTCGTAGGTTGATCGTCGATGCCATCTGTGAAGTCTTTTACCAGCAGGAATTTCGCAGACTGGCACCGGCTGATATGGCCAACGGTATAGATCAGATTCTCCGGAAGGATAGTCTGGCCGCCGAATAGCTTCATAGAGTACAGCTGCCATTGCATCAGTTCTTCGATGGTTAGGTCGAACTGTCCTTCCAGGGTGATTCGGTTGTTCAGCAGGATCTTGTTGTAACGAGCCCAGAATGTCTGATACATTTCAGGAGCATTGAGGGTATGGCCGCCGGTGCGCAGCGCCCCAGTATTGTCGTACTTCTGCGTTGTGCCATACTTGTAGTGGCCGCCAAAAGGATCATAGACATCGATGCGGCCACCGGTGACGGCTTCTGTGTCGATATGGTCAAAGACGGCCGATATCCCCGCATACTCCACCACGATGATGGGTTGATCTTCGTCATCCTGGGAATCGTTGTACGATGTATTCCTGTGCGTTCGATCTCCGATGAACGGCATCATCACGCCGCCGACCTGAACCATCGGGGGGATGAGATCCGCCGGGGAGTGCTCTTCCGTTTCATCGGAATTCTTGCGGTCATACTTGAAGTAGTTCGATCCGACATCTACCCAGTTGTGAGTATTCGGCGTTCGCCGGCCACTGCCGGATACGGTCACATCGTGCCTGGATCCTCCGGAAGAGATGGATGCCGATGAGACAGTATGGCTATTGTTCATACTTTCGTGTATCTCATAGTAGCGGCCGGTGGCCAGGCACTGAACCAGACCGGATCCACGGTATGTCAGCATTCCTGCGGAATCCAGTCCCTTGACGGAACCGTATTTCTCCTTCAGTGCTTCGAGCGTTTCAGCCGGAGGCGCTGCACCTTCGATAGAAGTATCCGGGATGAGCACTACGCGGGAAGTCTTCTCATAGGTGTAGGTTAGTTTCCCGATCAGTTTCTTTGTCAGATCCATATCGAAGCCGGCGGAAAGAATGTCTTCCATCAGCACGATATCCACGATGTTCGAAGCCGGATAGACAACTATCTGCGCGTGAAACTTATCCAGCAGCCAGTCGATCATCTCTGCTACGGTGACATTCGGTACCAGGTCGGAATAGTCAATCCATCCGTTGCAGATCACATCGGAGCAGTTGTGCAGCAGCAGCAGCTTCGACAGGGCGGGATTCGTCGCGAAGGCATTGTTCCGGACGGTATATCCGCACAGATCGAACAGCTCACGGATGAAATGCTTCAGGTACAAAAACGGTGCGATCCCATATCCATCCGGCATATTGAGTTCCGTATCGCCTTCCTGGATCAGCCGGGCTTCGTGGGCCAGCGGGTACATCCCGTCTCCGGTTCCCTGAACGGGCTGGTTGTTGACCTGGTAGGTGCCAGCGGCGGCATCATAGTTGACCGCCACGGGGATGACGGCCATATCCATCAGGAGGGTGGGGTTAGACCGGGGGCCCTGGTAATTGGCCGAGCTGTACATCTGGAAGATCTGTGCATACCAGGCAGCCGGCGTGTCGAAGTCGTGCAGCACTTTCGCGGCGAAGATCTCCCGGACTGTCTTCTCCTTGAATTGTGAGTAGAAGTCGGAGTCTTCCAGGGCTATGGCGCAGGATATGCCATCCGATGAAGCCGATTCCACGATCAGCTGACCTTTCTTCTGGAATACGCCACAGGAAACGATGGCCGGAATCAGGTTCACATACCTGGTCTTGCGGGCGATCCGAGTCGGATTGCCGAGCCTGGCCAGGTCATCAGGAGTTGCCGGTATTGTAGCAGCCAGGGAGGCCGCTCCTTCCTCTGAGAAGAAGGCGGAGTTCTGTTCGACCTCGAAGGAGAATCCTTCCGGAAGGTGAAGCTCTCCTTTATCAGTGATCAGTTTCATGTTCTGACTTATGGCCGGTTATTTCGATGGTCTGGCCGCCAGCGGTGATCTTGGCGGATTTCGATGACTGAAGGATGATCGGTATCTGGCCGATTGCGGCGAAGGCAAGCAGGATCCCGGCCGCTGACAGGATGGAGCCATCGATGACTCCCGTCGGTGGCACGAAGAATCCACCTATGAACAGACCGACTGCCGATATCAGGCAGATGAGGAAGGGGATTTTACAGTTTTTCATGGCTTTTTCCTCCCGGCTACGGATTTGATTTTCTGAGCCAGCTCGTTTTCCGCGTTGACTTCAGATTGGATCATATATGCTTTCAGTGGCAGGGATGCTTCGATCCCGTCCAGCGTGTTGCTGATTCTTTCCAGTAGCTGCCGGCTTACGGCCTGCGATTCACCGGCCGCAGCTGCTGCGGGTTCGGCCGATGTCATTCCACCTTCGGCGAATCCGGGTACGGTTGATCCATAGCGGCCGGCGCGTCGAGCAGATTCCAGACGGGCAAATGTGATGGGGTTGGCCCTGACCATGGCGGCCGGTGCGACCCATTCATTCGCGTGCACGACTCCGACCTCCTGGTAATCGTTTGCGGCGGTCTTTGTGTATCCGCCGTCACTGTATCCGGTAGGTACACGGGATCCGGTAGCCGCCGTCGATGATGATGAACTGCTGACGGAAGAGTTCCGGATGGCGTTTCGCTGAGCGATAATGGTAGCAACCTGTGCGGCGGTAGTAGCTGCGATGACGGCAGCCATAACGGCACCGCCGATGGGGCCGAGCTCGGCGAAGCCCTGCATCACCGCCAGGGATCCGGCTGCGATGGTCTTCGCGATCTCGATGGCCATATTCACATTGGCGTACTTCTTCTGAAGTTCCAGCTGTTTGGCTTCGTACTTCTCTTCGATTTCCTGGCGTTTCTCGGCATTGTCCCCGGCGGCGGCCAGTTCCTTTTTCATATCGGCATCCAGATTGGCCGAATAGGCTTCCTGGAGAGCAGTAATGAAATTGCCGGCCTCAGTCATATACTTCTGCGCGTTCTCTACACCCTTCTTGTAGGGCTCGATCTGTGCTTCCAGGATCTTCTTCGAGTATTCCTGTGTGAGTTGTAGCTTCCGCTTCTCGAATTCTTCCTTCTTCAGCAGGCCGTTGTCATACATCTCCTGGAGTAGCCGGATCTCTTCTTTGAGTTCGTCCTTTAGGGCGCCGACCGGATCGAGCGCCTTCCGTGCTTCTTCGGCCTTCTTCATCAAAGAATCCATCCATTCGATGTATTCTTCAATCTTGGCCTTTTCTTCGGCGGCGCGAGCGGCCTCTTCTGCGTCCTGCTCGAACTTCCGCAGTTTCTCTTCGGCTTCTGCGAGGGCGGCTTCCAGGGCTTTCTTTTCGGCACCGACAAGGGCTTCCACTTCCTTCTTCGCGGCCGCGACGGCCTTAACCAGAGATTCCTTTTCCCCGGCGGCCAGGTCATCGACCAGCTTCTGCAGGCGTTCTCTTTCGCGGATGTCGAGATCCAGCAGCTGGGATTGTAGGTCGACTACAGATTTCGTGTATTTCTCATTGAGGGCGAGCTGATCTTCGAGGGACTTGCGTTCCAGCGCCTTGATACGGGAGTCGTATTCTTCCTTCGATATCTCTCCGGCGGCATAGCGGGCCTTCTCGGCATTCCGTAGTTCGGTGTAGTGATTCTTCAGTTCGTCGGATTCCTTGCGGAACTGCTCTTCCTGCCGCCGGCGGGCTTCCTCGGCGGCTTTCTTGCGCTCTTCTTCCTTCTCTTTCTGGATATCCTGTTCTAACTTTGAGCGAGTCGAATTGATCCGGATCGTATTGCGTTCATAATCCGCATCAGCAGCGTACATCTTCTTCAGTGCATCGGCATACTCATCATACATAGTATTATTGCCGAGGGTGAATTTCATCACAAGCTCACCCCACTTCTTCTCGATATCAGATGCGGTCGATTCGAATAAATTGTATGCTTCCTCGGCCGTCCTATAGTCAAGCAATGCGGAATACGGATCTATATCAGAGTTGATATAATCCTCATAGGCATCCTGATATTCCTGCAAGAGTTCCTGCTTCCGCCTATTGTATTCTTTACCTATTCGGATATTCTCTTCATTCCGCCGGCGATCTTCCGTAAACAAGTCCAACTCTTCTTTTGAAAGACCGGTCAGCGCCTTGATATGATCCTGATGCGCTTTCACTTCATCGGCCGCGATAGCCTTCTTTTCGTCCGCCAGTTTGCGTTCGAGCCGCATCACTTCTTCTGCGGCATTGAGTCTGGTCTGTTCGTCTAAAGATGAGTCACGCATCTGTTTCTTCAGACGCTCGATTTCAACCTCGGCGTGTGCGGCGTATAGCTCCTGTCCACGGGTTCTATCTTTTATCTCATCGAGGATTGCGGCGAATCTCTTCCCTTCAAAATATGCCGTCTCCATATCATTAATCATCTCCGTGAATCCTTTACCGGAAGAGATGTCGATGATGAATTTCTGATAGGCATCACGGATTCCCTGCATCCTGTAGTTCCATTCATCGCCGACCATCTTGGTCATAGAGGTGAAATCTGAGACGAACTTCTTCACCAGAGAGATACCTCCGGCGATAATACCGGCCCATCCGATCTTCTTGAAGAATCCTCCGAACTGTTTCTGTGTGTTTCGGGCTTGATCTTCAATCTCCTTCATTCGTGTGCGCACCTGCTTCAGACTCTTCGAGGCTGCGACGAATTCATCTGTGCCAGGCTTCAGCCGGCGCATCTGTTGGTTCAATTTCCTGGCAGCAAATTGGAGTTCATTCAGCGAAGATCCGTTCAGGTTGTTGATAATACCCTCGAACTTCTTCATCTCCGCGTTGATATCTTTCTCCGACTTAAGGAGAGCGATGAGTTCTTTCTGTGCCGCTTTGAATTCCTTTGAATTGACCCCTTTCTCCATATAGAGCCGTTTCATCTCCTGACGGCATTCGGCGGCCTTCTGGCGGATCTCTTCCAGCCGTGCATTCGCTTCCTGATTGTTCAGTGTGACAACCGATTCGGTGTATACTGTCGTTTTTGCCATAGATCTTTCTATTTAATCAGGTTATACAAAGCCTGTCCGGGATTCTTTACATCGAAGGTCACGCCATTGAAAGCCGATATTTCCTGCGCAGCCTCGATGCCATACTTCGCGGCCATCATTTTTCCCAACTTGTTCACTTCCTTCAGGAATACACTGGAGTACCAGAGCTTCGGCTGCCGGGCGGTCGAGCGGTCTCCGATCTTGACACCGCGACCTACGCCCATATCCGGAAAACGGCCATAGTATAGGAAGGCGAAGGTGATCTTCTGCGGATCCCCGTTGGAATCCACTTCGACCTGGGACTGGAAGGATCTCAGCAGCTCGCCGGTATCACCGACATCGAGCGCCGCCATCCGGGATTGCCATCTCTCGATGACAATCTCAGCCCATCGCTTCACCGTCTCTATTTTATTCACCGCCATTTTCTACTACAGGTTCGGGTTCAATGATCAGTGAAAAATCTTCTCTAAATGTCAGTACCAATTCCCATCCGCGGGTGTTCTGACCGCCTTCGCGCTTCAAATAAGCAGTCCGCTGGTAATCCCATTCGGCCAGTTCCGCGGTACCGCTATTGTGCTTTTCAAGCAGCTTGGCCAGCACCTTGACGGCCAGCTGCCGGGCCTGTTCGTAGATGCTGTGCGTGCTTTCTCCGCGACCCTCCTGACACATAATCCATACGGACTGCGTGAAGGTATCCAGCGGGCCATCGGATATCAGCTGGATGGTGCCGGAAGAGCGGCCTTCGAGGATGGCCAGCGGGAAGGTGGCGCTGCGGAGGTTCAGCAGTTCCTGGAGGATGGCATCGTAGCCGTCCCCTTCCAGGAACTGTTCGTCGGAAGAGAATTCCGGTAGTTCCTTCAGTATGTTACTTAGCAGCGTTGCGTTTAGCATCTTCGTAAATCTTATTGAGTGAATAGAGCACGGAATGTACATCCGTCTTCAGGATCTTGTCATTATCCTGCGGCTTGTCATCGTTGACGCAGGATAGCAGATCCAGCAGGATGTCGGCCTGGCTTTTATCGGTGATTCCGGAGCCCTCTTCCAGCACATAGGGGTACTTCTTCATCAGTTGCCGTTTCACGGCGTTCCACCAGATGATGAAAGCCGTCCGCTCCCAGGGCAGGAATTTCCGCTTCTGGCCATTGGTCAGCACATTCGCGGCCTCTTTCAGATAGGTTCCGTTTTTCTCGGCGGCGTAGCGCAGCAGGTAGCTGTCAACGGTGTAGAACTGCTCGAAGGATGTCCCGTGGATCATCCGGTGCACATTTTTGAAGGGACAGGGAGGCAGCCCGTCCTGATCTTCGAAGATGAAGCGCAGCTGATGGCACGCTTCTTCGATGACCGGAGCACCGATGATGTAGCGTTTCCCATCGATGACGAACGGCATCTTGTCTTTGATGGCCTTCGGGTTGTAGAATGCCGGATTGTCCGGAGTGATATTCGCCAGCTTGCACAGGCACAGGAAGAGCTTGTCGTGATTGCTCATCGGCTGATCCAGGATCTGGCATACATTCCGAAAGTCATTGTAGTCCATCTGATCCCACGATACCGGGTAAACGAGGTCGATCCGTTCCGGCTTACTTTTCTTCGGCCAGATCCGTTTGAAGAATTGGGTAAGTTTGCTCATATTTGATAATTAAAACATTGAGAAGATGGGGGAGTCATCGTGAGCCAGGGTCATATCTTCCGCCGCCGTCGAGTTCATGAAGGTTGGAAAGGACTCCGGATTGGCCTTCATCACGGAAACGGCCGAGATGACCTGTTCCATCCCTTTCGGCCGGTCACCGATGACGATGGTAGCGATAGCAACCTTCAGCAGCTTGATAACCTGCCGCTCGATGGCCAGGAACGATTCCCGGTCTTTCGTCTTTTCCAGGATCTCTTCGGCATATTCCGGGGAGATATATCCGGCCACATCCGTCATCAGCGCCACATTGAGGGCCGGATTCAGGCGAAGGAAGTCATCCCAGGTCTGAGGATATGCCTGAGCCGTGATCTTATTCAGCACAGCGCAGTCCTTGAATTCCGTGAAGGTCATAATCAGGCCATCTGCAAGACGGCCATATTGTTCTGTGCCGTACCAGTCCGTGTACTTCGGGCTGGCCATCAGGAAACTGACCAGCTTATCCTTCGCATCATCCAGGCGCAGGCGCAGGGCAGCTATCATCGCCTGCACCCTGTCTTTCGAAGCCGGAGCGAACTGCTCATTGTTGATTACGGCGAATCCGGAGTCTGTCAGTACCAGATCCATCTCTGGCGCGGATGTCAGGAAAGCATCGATGGCGATAATCCGCTGGCACATCTTCAGCAGCCTGGAATCATTGGCATTCCGGCTTTCCAGCAGTGTTTCGAGGTCTTCGCCGATGATCTGGTCAGTCAGTTCATTCTGAGCGACCTCCAGAGCATCGTTGAAGATGGTCGGATTTCCTTTCATCTCGACGGACGGGATGAAGGGCTTCATTTCGGAGTAATTCTTGACTAACATAGTGCTACGCCTTCGAGTTGGTTGATTCTTCCTTCCCGGATTTGTTCTGATCGAGCGTCGTGAAGATGTATTCCGGGATGGTGATGTAGATATCCTTATCCCATCGGTTGAATTCCTTAACGACCTTCAGCAGCCGCATACAGCGATCTACGACCGGCTTTTTGAGCGCCTGCTGCATCATATAGAGCTCACGGGCGTTCGAGCCGGAAAGCGAGTTCGAGTTCTTGCCAGGGGTCGCGCCGATCAGCGAGGAATGTACACCCATCGCATAGCAGATGATGTTCGCCGTCGATTCCGTGTCATCGATATATTCGCCGCCTTTGAGATCATTCTTGATCGGTACTATTTCGATATCCTTCAGCTCCAGGGCAGATCCTCCGGCGGAAGGGATGACTTCCTTCAGTGCCATAATGGTCTTACCTGCATTGTTCTCATTGGAAAGGAATTCAGAGAATTTCTTCTTTTCCCGGTCGACCAGTTCCAGGTATCTCTTCTTATCCGTTACGGGAACACCTTCCCGCTTGCACAGGTTCTCGAAATACTTCGGCGAGATGTAGATGATGTACTTCACGCCGAGCTGGTTTTTCAGGATTGCGGTCTTCAGCTTCGGAACCATGCAACTATGGTCGAACCAGCCGCTGCGGAAGATTGAATGCCATTCCGGCGCGGAATAGTACGGATGGCCGGGTGAAGGCATATAGGCGCACCACATCAGCGGCTGTTTGCGGCCGCAGTAGCTGTTTAGATCCGGCATCGGGTTCATCTCATTGACGGCACGGGTCTGGATGATATCCTTTTCTGACGGATTCTTATCCCATTTCCCGCAGTAGTAGTGGAAGGGAATATCGCCTGATGGCTGCATTTCGCTCCAGCGGCTGAAGACGGCTTCCCTGTGCCGGATGGTTTCGATGAACTTCGTCTTCGCATTGAATCGGATCTCAGCCCAGGTGTTGTAGAAGGCATTCATATCCGTCAGCTGCTGAAGCAGGAACATCGGGATGTCGTTCCGCTCGAAGAAGTCGAACTCCTTTCCCTCGGTGACTTCATCCCAGCGACGAACTACACCGGATGAATCTTTCTCCACGGCACGGACGAGCTTCGGGCCGAGGCCGTAGCACACATCCCGATTAAACTTCAGATTCGCGGAAACCACATCATTCGATTCGATTTTCTGCATCAGGTGATTGGGCAGCAGATTATCAGCTCCCCAGGGCATCACCTTGTATTCTCCGAAGTGCAGGGCCCGAAGGTCATAGTCTTCGCGGAAGTCCTGCGCGGAGTCCATTACCAAGATGGTCTGGATATCCGGATAGAGACTTACGCCTTCAACGATTTCGACTCCGCCGAAGGAATGGGCTGTGTTGTCGATTTCAGGTGTCATAGTGTTACTTCTTCTCCATTAAATTCGATAACGGTCAGGCGATTCACCTTCCGGATTTCTCCGGATGCGAGAATCTTGATGTTGAATGTGCTTCCGTTCCCGTGGAAGGAAGTGATAACGGCTTTCTCCACATTGATGATTGTGCCGTCTTCAGCGATCCATTTCAGGGAGATCTCTGACTGAAGACGGGCCACATCGGATATTTTGCTGAAGTGTATCATTGCCGTTTTTTTACGGTGCAAATTTATGATGAGCAAGATCCAAACATTAGGACAGCGGAGGGTGCGAGAGGTCTAACCGGATAATCGTTCAAGGGTGTGAAAATCAGGTCGGTGAGGGTGCCGGAAAAAACTCGACGGAAGAAAAGTGCTATTCGAGCTCCCACGCCCTGCCCTCTCGACGGGCCGGCAATTGCGACCGGTGCCTGCGAAATATGCCGAGCGGGTTTCTTTTGACACGAGGCGCGGGTGGATCAGAATGCAGAACCGAATCCGTCGACCTGGTTGTATGGATAGAACACATTCCCGATGTAGTTCGTATCGAAGGCATCGGTACCGTCCGTCCGGTATTCCAGCGGATCATCCTCCGATTCGGCCAGCTTCTCGCCTCCCTTTTGTTTCTTGAAGCCCAGGGGCGAGATGTCAACCTCCGCCAGCTGGATGGCAACCAGCAGGGCTTCGTTGTTCTCCTTATTGAACAGCGGGAGAAGGTGCTTGGCTCCGGTGAAACCGTCATTGATAACGGAATACTTCTCGCTGTGCCGCATAGGCTTGCCGATGAATTTCCCTTCCACATACCAGCCGTGTTTGTTGAACTGTTCGATGATCACGCTCTTGAAGTCATCATCCGATACGGCGTAGTTCGATCCCAGGGCCGTCGAGTCATAGTAGAATACCACTTCCTTGCACAGCATTGGCTCATAGTAGTGGCAGAAGTCATCAACCAGTTCCCGCAGCTTTCGCTCATACTTTACATAGAAGCTCTTGATGATTCGGAGCGTTGTGCCTGAGCGCTGAGATGCAACCAGCCAGTTGATGTTCGCATTGAAGTCGAAGGATACAGCGATGGGTGCCTTCATATCCAGATCACCGTCGGCCAGGCACCGGAGGCCGGTGGATAGTTGATTGGCAGGGATGGCCGATTCGCGGATCTTCTCGTTATTGTTGGCGATGTAGGTATGGATGGAGTCGCGGAAGTTCGGATAGAAACCGTCAGAGAGTCTTTCGATACGGCGTGATAGAATGGATGTCTGGAATACCAGGGGAGGGAGGTCGCGCTTCATCTGCTTGATGTACTGCAGGCCGACTACATCGATGTTCTCAAAGGTCGACCATTCGACATACCAGACGGCGATCTTCCTGAGCTGTGCGATTAGCTTTTCGATGGATGCGATCCGGTACTTCCGGTCGGTCGTGTCTTCCTGGGTGGTAAGAATCTCCCATCGGCGATACAGCAGGCCTCGGATGCAGTCATTCACTTCAGGGGTTGCTTTTTCGCGGTAGTTCAGCAGCCAGCGGGCGGATTTCAGTACGGGCATATCACTGACGAATAGGATGCCGTGATGCCAGGGGCAGTCTGCGAAATAGCGGCGGGTACCGCCGTTCGCCGGGAAAGTTTCATCCTTCAGCTTGTCGAAATTGAGGCCTTTAGCTTCATCGCCTATCAACCAGTCCAGGGTCAGTGAATTGGAACTCATCTTGACATCCTGGGATATGATGATCATCTGCGCACCATTGAAGAAGGATACTACATCTTCGTAATTCTGGAACTTGATCAGGGGCTTTCCGTATCCGAGATTCTTGGGCGGCCGTTTGCCGATCACATAGTGGATGCCTTCGTACCAGCCGAATTCGGCCAGGCCGGAGATGGCGGCCGGCAGGGTCTTCGTGTGTGCTTGTTTGAACGATGATGCGATGAAGCCTCCGGTAGATCCCGGCATAAATTCTACATTGCGCTTGATCCGGAGGGACACGATACCAAAGGATTTGCCGAAACGGCGGCCACAGATATCGATTTCGGTATTTGCGGCTACGGCCAGAGCTGTTTGCTGGGCCCGATTCAGGTATTTCTGCTCGGTCATCAGTTGTCGGCAATTTCCTGTGTGTACTGGGCCAGCAGCTTCCGGCTCTTCTCTTCGATACCAGGTTCTTTCTCGATACCGATGACGGAAGGGTCGATGGTAAAGGAATAGTCTTTCGGCTCGATCTCATCCCAGGGGACTTGCTCGCCCTCGTTCTCATCCAGGCGGTTGATCTTCGAGATGGCCATAGCGACTTTGATCAGCGAATTCGCGCGTTTTTCATCGCCGGCCATTGCGGCGGCGCTTGCCTTGCTCAGCAGTTCATTCGCCTGGAATCGCCTCAGTTCTTTGTCGGCCAGTTGCACATTGCCGAAGACGGCCGTCACCAGGGCGATATCCTGGTACGCCATCGCCCGGCCTATATCCTCATACCGGTGCAGCAGGTAATCGCGCAGCTGTACGCGGGTGGCCAGCGGATGTTCCAGGATGTGTGCATAGAGGTCGCGAAGCCGGTCAAGGCGCACTTTCTCGGCATCGGATATTTTCATAGATGGATTCTCAATAGCCTGTGTGAGAACATCCAGCAGATCTCGGCGAATTTTTTCCATAATGCAAAAGTAGCAACCTCACGGCTGCTACTTGGGACAAGAGGGGCAAAATGTATTTATTGAGGCAAGAGGTTTCTTTTCCGGAGGGCTTCGAGCGTTTTTTCAGAGATCGTGCATCCGTGTTCCTGGAGCGCTTTGACGCGGACGCGAACACTTTCTGCCTGAGAGGGTGTCAGCTGCTCTTTCTTCAGCATCTTGCTGATAAAAGCCCTGACGGTGGATTCTTTGAATTCGGTGAAGGCCTCATTCTTGGCCTTCTCGATAAGGTAATCATCAATCTTGCGCCAGCCGTCCTGGATCATATCGTGTGTTTGAAGGATCTTGGCGCGGAAGTTGGCCCGATCGGCATCGGTTTTGGCCATCTTCATTTTTTCGTGATAAGCACGGCGGATCTTGCTGTCTTCGCTGATCCGGTCATACACTTCCTGGAACTCCGGCGAAAGATCTGCGCGGCGGGTCTTTCTGTCATCATAGGTTCTGAAAACCGGCTTCTCATCCTGGATGAAGGTGATCCGTTGAGTTTCCGGTTCCGGTGATGGTTTCACAGCGGGTACCGGAGTGGGTGTCTGTTGGGAAAAACGGGTGAAGTTTGTATGTGCGCTCTCTCTGACGGGTTCCGGCGATAAGGTGTCGATCTTCTGAAGCTGGTACAGAAGCGTTTCCATATCCCGGCGCTTGGAGATGGCACGCATCAGATTCTCATTCCTGGAGTATTTGCAAAAGAGTCCGAATCCGGAGAGGAAGTCCGGATTCGGCTCTTGCAGATAGGAATGAATTTCAGGGATCACTGCTACTCAGAGGCAGGGGTGAAAGCACCGGTGGAGCAGTTCAGCGTGCCCTTTGCGGTCACGATGTTACCGACATAGAGCGGCAGCGGGGTGACATCCGGGCATTCGACGGCGATGGTCACGCCCTTCTGAGATCCGGCGGCATCACCGGTCGTACCCTGCGGGGCGGTCACGCTGCGATAGTCCGGGGAACCGATTATATGGTAACGGCCGGCGGATTTGCCGATGTACACATAGTCATCATTGGCAGCGGTCTTCGACCAGCCGAGGGCGGCGGGTGTGAGATCCGGGAAAGAAGCGTTCAGCTTGTTCGTGAACATCTTGCAGTCGGTCTCGCCGATGGGTTCGAAGGTCATCGAGCCTTTGCCCTGTGTCGAATAGATTTCATCCCATACGGCACCATCCGCGAGGGTGAAGCTGCCGCTGTAGGAAGAGAGAACACTGGGGCCGTCGCTCTGCTGAGCGGTGGACGGGTCATCTACGATCGTAGGCCAGCCGGTGATGAGCCGCTTGGCGATACGGTAGATGGTAGTGCCAATCCCCGAAGGGTTGACACTACCGATGTTGAAGTCGAGATTTCCGAGGTTCATAGTTCAGAAATTTGATGTTTAGAGATTCGCGGCCATCACCTGGCTGACGGTCACATCCTTGTAGGCGCTTCCGCAGCTGACGCGGACGGTAGCGGTACGCGGGCTGGTGCCTTCGGCATCATAGGCGAATGCGGTACGGGTGAAGGTTACCTTGTGGCCGGCGGAGTTGACGGAGACGGAAAGCCAGTCAGCGCCTTCGGTCTTGACCTCGGCGGTCACTTTCCCACCATTAGAGGGAGCGTAGGTGCGGTAGTTCGAGCCAGCATCCGCGTCGAGGGAGATGGAGTCATCACCATCGATGGTGACTTCCGGTTCCGGGCTGGGAGCGACATACTTTGCGACCAGCAGGTATTCGGGCTCGATCATCTGGAACTGCACGCCCCAGAAAAGGCACATAAAGAACTGAACGACCTTCGGGTTGTCAGGCTTGCGGATCTCGACCTGCTCGCGCTCGGAATCCTGGGAGCAGCCGACCAGCATATTCGCCTTCGTGGAAAGGTAGATGTAGGAGGAATTCTTCTGCGCGGAGAGGGCTACAATCTCGCAGGGGTTGTCCTCGGTGCCGTGGAGATACTTGCGGCCATAGGCATTGTTGTACTGCACAGCGCCGAAGTTGTCGAGGTACCAGTCATCATAGGCTCGCTTGACGCTGCGCGGGACGAAGAGGCGGAGGCCTTCGCTTTCGATGAGCTCATCGCAAGCGGCATCATAGATGCTCTTCAGGATGTCACCGGCATTGGAGCGGGAGATGACCTGGTGATAAATGAAGAGGTTGCCCTTCGCTTCGGCGATATTGCCGGCGGTGATCTCCGTGGCCGTGATGGTATCGAAGCCGTTGAAGAGATCGAGGGTCGTTGTACCGGAAGCGTTGCGTACACCGGAGAAGGTCGCAAGTGCGAGATTCTTGGAGACGGATTTCGCCATCTGCATAGAAAGATCCTTCACGATTTCTGCGTCGGTACGGGTCGTGTGCGAGGTGAACTGCTCGCCATAGACGGTCGTGAAGAGCACATAGGGATCGAATTCTTCGACCACATCGCCCAGGTAGGTCGTGAGCGTGCGGGCAACGATCTTCGAAGAATCAGATGCACCCTTTTCGGTTTTGTAAGGGCGGATCTGGGCACCGGAGCCGAGGGCTCCTACACTTTCGTCACCGCTGACACCGGTGTGCAGGGTCATGTGCTTCAGCACGGTCTCCTGGAGGGCGGCAACAGGCATGGCCAGGATTTCCTTGCGGAACTTGGCCCCGGAGTTGGTAAGGATTGAAGAGAGGTTCATAATGTAGATAGATTAGGAATTGCGGGAGAGGAATTTTTTGCATTCTTCGAGGCCTTCCTGGAAGGTCTCGGCGGCGTGGATGGAACCGGCACCAGAAGCATTTTTTTCCGGAACGATTCCGGGAACCTGGCTTTCGGCGGCTTCGGCGCGGGCGATTGCAGCGTTCAGGGATTCTTCGAGTTCGGCGATACGGGCATCCTTTGCGGCGATCGTCGCTTCGTGGGATTCTACGAGGCCGGTCTTCGCGGTGAGATCAGCCTGGATGGTTTCAGCGTTGGCCTGAGCATCTGCAAGGGATCGGCGGGCATCAGCCAAAGCGTTCTCGATGGCTTCCATTTGGCTCAGCTGTACGGTAGTGGTTCCGTCTTCAGCGAAAACCTGCTCGGCCATCTGAGGGATAGTTGAGAGTTGTGGAAAACGATTCATATTGCTTTGTTTTGAAGTTGATTTCTGCTTTGGTGCCGGCGGCGCGGCGAGCTCGATGACCGCAGCTGCGGCATCCTCGAAGGAGCCGAGTCCGTCGATAAGAGTGCCGATCACATCCTTCGCGAAATATACGCGGCCGTGCAGCTGCTCATCCTGTGCGTAGGGACGGAAGGCCTTCATATCGGCGATGAACCGCTCATTGATGGGATTGAGCAGGTTTTCCCGGATCAGCTGGGTGTTGCCTTCGAGGGCTTCCTCATAATCGAGATTCTTTTCTCCGGCCGAATCAGCGTAGATCCTGACGGATATCATACCAGATTGGCTCTTGTGATACTTTGACAGCCCAGAGAGCGTAATCATCGTGCCGACACATCCGACCTGGTTAAAGTCGCGGTGTGCCAGGATCTTCGCGGCGGGTGCCACGGCATACAGGCAAGCTGATGCGCAGAGTCCGTCAATCCAGGCCACGGCCGGTTTCTTCAGCGAGCCGATGGTCTCGACCAGCACATCGGCCGCGGCTGTCTGGCCACCGCCGGAATCTGCCACGATGATATGGCCGATGACGGAAGGATCTGCATCGGCGGCGCGGAGCTCGCGGGCGATCGTCTCCGCACCCACTTCTCCACAATCGCCATCGAAGCGCATCATCGTGCCGGTGATGGAAGTGACATAGATCTCTTTCCCGGCGAGTCCTTCGACCGGGCGGGTGAAGCCAGAGATATAATCGGAGCACTGGATCCTATACGGTTCCTTGTGCTTCGATTCCAGCTGGAAGGTTTTGCCTTGAAGAATCGCTTCGAGAACCGGAAGCATAATCGAAGCCTGTTCGGGTTCGATCATCCAGGGGCCGCGAAGATTCTTGGCGAGATTTGATAAATCCATAGTATCCGAATTAACCGGATACAAAGATAAATCGGTATTTCGGCTGCTATTTAGACAGAAAACAGGGCTCCGTGGATAGAATTCAGCGAAATGTCGATGGAAAACTGAGAGGTTGACTGCCCGGAAACGGTATCCGCGTATGTAAATGTGGGAAGATACTCCCTGGATCCGATCACATATTTCATTCCATCGGTCGTTTCTATCTCATAGATGTTTCGCTGACCTTCCAGCTGTTGAAGCACGGCACGGTATTTCTCCCGGTTCGCACGGATAGATGCTTTGAATCGAAAATCCGAATACTTGCCGTTATCGTCATATCGCCATTGTTCAGAGATATCACCGGTCTCCGGCGTGAATGGCAGTTCCGTCAGTGAGCCGTGGATGAAGGAGGAAAGGCTGAAGCTGCTGCCTGGTGCGAGGTAGCTGTAGTCATCGACTGAAGAGGCCGGGATATACCGGATGGCGCGGATTCCGAGTTTCATAAAAAAGGATGTTTTTGAGGGTCAAAATTTTAGGACAAAAAGCCACCTAAAAAAAGACGGGAAGAGGGTGTTTCATCGGGTATTTTTGACGATACCTGTACCAGTATTTCATCAGGCGGCTCACCAGCCGGTTCTCGACGGTGATATTGTAGTCGCACAGGAATTCCGTGATGGAACGGATGATCTTCGTTCCTTCATCACCATTAGAGAACCGGCCGACCATATAGATGGTGAAGGCGTTCCGGAACTGATTCTCCAGATAGCGGCGGATCGCAGCTGCGCCCTTATCCCCGATGTAACATCTATACAGCTGGTTGATGATGATGGCTCTGTCGGCCGGATAGTTGAAGTATGATCTGTCGGCACGATGGGTTGACAGTAACTCAACGGTGATGTATTCGCTGTGATCTTCAACGGGCGTATAGTCATCCGGTACAAGCTCCAGGTACTGCTTGATGATGGCCCATAGGTTCGTGAATTTGTCCAGGCGGATGTAGTCTGATCCATAGGATGCGATCATCCACTTGCGGATGAAGGATCCTACGCGGATATCAACGGTATTTGCCGGGTTCCTGTTCATAGTTACAAAGGTAAGGTATTCGATTCGTTACTTTTTGACATAAACGCCATAGCCCTGACGGATCTGTTCGCACAGGATGGCATAGCTGCTTTCGCGTACCCAGGTTGCATAGTATTCACCTTTATCCGGGCCGGTCATCACCTCTGCGAGAACCTGTCTTCCGTGCCAGAGGTCGGCGATGGTAGCCGGTGTCATTCCAGGAGGGACGGAGCGGTAGTGCCAGATGGGATGGGATCGTCCATCGAACCAGCAGCCGAACTCCAATTTTTCGCAGTCATTCATAATGAAGATGAAATACTATTTTTTGAAAAAAATTTGACACTTCGACACTTTGTTGATTAGCAATGCTTTAGCGGTGTCAAAACGGTGTCAAAATTTCGCCTGTTTTTCGCATTGTTGTCAGTTTTCACAATTTCTCAAAAATTTTTGACACCGCTAATGAATTGAATAATAATATATTATGGCTATGGTGTCAAAATGTCAATAAAAAATGGACATTACATCGTTGTATACATTCTCGGCCTTATCTCTTCCGGACATCGGCCGAAAAAAGCACCGTTTCCGGTGCTGATTTCTGACACTGGCCGGGGCATCAGAACGGCGGATCATCGTCGCTCTTGGGGTTGGGCTGAATCTCCCCGCTCCCCTCCGGTGCCGGCGGGATATAGTCGGGATTGACACGGCCGTCCAGGGTGTCGATGTAGAAGAAATACTTGTCTTCATTGTTGACCTTACGATGGATTCGGTTGTTCTTCCGATCGGAGTCGGATGTGAATACCTTATCAGGGTTGAACTCCCAGCTCTTGTATTCACAGAAGAGGATAAGTTTCTTCCTGAACTTCTGTGCGGTCAGGAAGTTCTGAGAGACTTTCGATATCTTCGTGCAGAAGTCATCCTGAGCGTCATTGAAGTCAATCAAGGTATTGAGTCTGGTATCGGTGAAGTATTCTTCAGCCCAGGAGTAGAAGTCTTCACCCATCGACCTGACCAGGTTGCGCTGGAAGATGGTCTTCATCGGCGGCTGCACCCTTTCGTGTATCTTGTGCCACATCATCATACAGGTCAGCATAAAGTTGTAGAAGGCATTCATCTCCTTCGGTGTGTACTCATCGATCAGATCTTTCCCGAATTCTGTCCGCGGTGAACGCATCTTCAGCTTCCTGGTAGTAGAGTCTGAATGGTAGTAGTCGCTGTGTGCGGCGAACCAGATACGGCGCTGGAGGGAATCATCGAAATCCTTGATGGCGTGGTTCGATGTGAATACCATTTTCGGGGATTCCATAAAGTCGAGGGTGAATCCCTTCGTGTGCTTCAGGTCGATCGTAACTTTGCCCGTGATCATATTCATAAACTGGTGCAAATTGACCTGACTATTGAGGTCATCCAGGAAGATGGTATCCGTCACGCCTCTCACGACATCCTGGAAGATGAACTGCATATTTTTCTCTTTCATCCGCTGGCCATCGACATAGACCTGGGAGCGGATCCGCTCGATGGAGTTGGCCAGGAGGGATTTGCCGGTACCGCCGAGGTGTTCACCTTCATCAGCCTCCATCTCCATCGCGTACCAGGCATAGGGTTGTCCGGAATTCTTGTGCTTGGAGAGCATATAGCCGATACCGAGACACTTGGATATGAAATTCAGCTGCGTCTCTTTCATCTCGATATCGGTCAGGACTTCGCCGGCCTCTTCCTTTCGCCAGTAGGCACGTCCGGTGTTGTAGACGAACTCCATAAAGGTCGATCCCCATTGCCGGATCGTGAGGCTATACCGATTCACATCTTCGATGGTGTCAATTTCTCTACATAAAGTATTGTATTCAGGGGTGCGGGGGGTGAGCGAGTGAAGCTGGGCGAGCTTGGCCTTGTAGCTTTTAGCATAGGCGATATCAAAATATGCCTCTTCAGGAACGAAATCGTGGTCAATGATCTTGGCCTCGTAGACCATAAAGGGGCACTGATCGGCCGGGATCCTGTCAATGCCGGATGCGGATACGCGGAATATGCCATTTCGGAACCATAGATAGTCACATTCCTTGCTGAAGGCGTTGAAGTCGGGCGTGATACGGCGAAGTTTTGTAAGGGCACCGGCATTGATCTGCTTTGACCGGTGAATGGCGTTGATGAGCGCCTGGGAATAGTACACCGGATGCGTGCGCAGGTATTCCAATAGAGAGTTCGAGCATTCGCTGGCAATCATTTCCTTGTCAATCAGGCGCACGCGGTTATCCTTTACCTGGCAGAAGGTATACCCTTCTTTCGTGGCACTGGATTCGATTGTATAGAAGCCGCTGGCCTCCAGGAAGGAATATAGCTGATCGTTGTTGATATCGAACTTGTAGGTACCATTCTTATTTCGGAAAGCCGTCCAGAACTTCAGTCCTCCGGAGAGCTTGACCAATTCGTTGAAGAGGCGGACAGGATCCTGAATCTCTGGCTTCCTGTAGTACATAAAGAAGTCCTTCGCATCCTTGCAGGGTTTCCCGGTGCGCGGTACCCGCTTCAGCTTCAGATCTTCCGGAAGTTTGATGATGTCGATGTCGAGATAGCGCAGCGCAAGTTCTTTCATCCGGCGCAGGCCGGTCTCGTCGGCATCGTACAGCAGATAGATGGTCTTGGCCATCTGTGAAAGGATCTTCCACTGGCCTTCTGTCAGGTCGGCCGTCTCCGAATTCGGCCAGCAGACATGATATCCGGCATTCTTCACATTGAGGGCATCGGACGGGCCGCTGCAGATGATCAGCTCTTTCCAGGTCATATCCTTCTCTTCTTCGCCGTCACCGTCTTCAGCCGGTACCGTGACTGTGCTCTTGAATTTCCCGTCCCAGATGTCGCGATATCGCTGCATAAATTCTCTTTCGCCAGAGAGGGGTAGGAAGATATGCGTATTTTCCTGATCATCCTTGCGCTGCTGCTCTCTGTTGCCTTTCCAAAGGAATCTGAAGCGCTTGGCGTATGGCTGATACAGCTTGCCGTATGGCCCGTAGTCATAATAGTACATCGGATAGTTCTCGTTCGCCGAGAATTTGCTGCTGCGACCATTTTTCTGAGGCGTGATGTATGAGATTACAGGTTTCAGGCATAGCTCGTCACAGGTCTCCTGGGTGATACGGTGGCCCAGGACGGCCAATTCGGCAGCCGTGAACTGGCCGCCTTCGCGAAGCTGGATGGTCATCTCATCCTGGGGCAGCGCATCCGACCAAGTAGCCTCAGGATCAAGGTTGCTCCGCTCTTCAGCGGTCAGCAGCTGTGGGGCGAATTTCCCGGCGATCCATTCCAGGGCCTGCGGGAAACTCAGGCCGAGTTCTTTCTTGACCAGGGATACGCAGTTGTACGCGGTATTATCCGATCCACCTTTGTCTTGCAAAAGATATACGCCGGTATCCTTCGCTTCGTATAGGGTTCCGGATGGATTCTTATCGTCAGCTCTCAGTTTGAAGTTCTTACCCGCGACAGCTTGCGGGTAGAAGTGATGAATGACCGTGAGCCCGCCATCCGTGGCGGCGTATATCTGTTCGGGTGTGAGTTTGTAATCTTGCATTGTCAAAAACTCAATAGTTCTTCATTTAACTCATCAGCGAGATCCTCATAGCGGGGTATGCGCGGATCCTTCCTCTCACTGGAGGATTCAATCGTGCGAAGGATGTGCAGCTTTGTCTGTACGGCTTCCAATAGCAGCCGGAGAGCGTCTTCAGAACGGTTCATCTCATTTTCGAATGGGGGGGGGTAATTGTG